TATAATAACCCCCGCCCTTTCCTTCCACTTTCCTGGGTTGTCATCCAGATATTTTCTCACAACCGCCGATGACTGCAATAAAGAAACCTTTGATTTCGTGCAAAAAGTAACTCCATTATTTGCACTTACGATGCCAGATATGAAGCCAGCATTAACCCAGGCGAGATCACTATCACCCCCCCCTTGCTTGCCTGACAACACCCTTTTGGCAGCGTTATCCCAATTAACTAGATCCTCTCCTGTAGGGTTAGTTAAATTAGCATCAGCAACAGCCATGCTAGAGAAAGATAAGGCTACCAGTGAGATGGTGCCAATAAATAACTTTTTCATCATTTGAGCTGTTCCTCAACTCTATTAAGTAGTGGGGAGATATAAAACAGGTTCTGATATGGTAGCAACTTCCTGACCGCATGTGTCTGCTTGTCGTCAAATTCTCCGTTCAGAACACCATTGGCGATCACGGCTCCATCACCGGCCATGTCGAACGTTGGACCCAACAGAGCGCCGATTGCGTTACGACTCTGGAAACGGGATACCGGCGGCGCACCAAACATGGCGCCAAGGCCTAACCGGCCGCCGCTGATATTCTCCACGGCGTTCAGCGGCTCTGACAACCAGCCGATCATGCCGGCGCGGTCGATGCCCTCTTTCACCAGGTTGTTAGGGCTATAGTCGATATCACGGCCGCTGAGCTTTTGCTTCATGACGTAGACCATTGCGCCGAGCGCGATAGTCCCCATGGTGCCGAGATAGAATGATGCATCGCCCTGCTGGATGCCGGAGGCGATCACGCGGTTATGCTGAGCGAAAATGAACGTCTTGAACTGCAGAATCATCTTGCCTACTTCATTGCTCATCATCAACGGCGTATCGCCAACGCCCGGCGTGACGACGGTAGAGTCAACGTCTTTCAATACGGCAGACTGGAATGCCTCACGCACTGCGCGATCGTCCCACAGGTGGCTATGGCCAGTCAGAAGCCCGTCCATATCCTCACCATGCTTAGCGAATTGCTCTCCAATACGTCGCAACATGCTCTGGTCGATGCCGATTTGCGCCAGCTTTCTGACCTCCTTCTTAGGCACTTCCTTCCCTGCTGCCAGCAGTTGTGCATTGTCCAGGATACGGGATTGAACGATCAGGCCAGACCATGACTTCAGGGCGCTGTTCCACTGGTTCATCAGCGTCCAGTTACCAAACTTCTGCGTACCCCAGTTAAGTCCACGCTCAAAAGCAGAGCGCCGGCTGTATGGGTCAGTGAGATCAGCAATAGCCTTCGTTCGGGTAGACAGCACATAATCCAGGCCGACAGCCATTTCACGCAGGTCTTTGGTTGCCACTTTCACCGCGGCCATGTTTCGGAGCATGGCTCCCATTGGCCGAAGTGATTTGCTTAAACCGTGTTGCATGACAGGACGCATCAAGTCGGTGGCGGCCGATATTGTCATTCCGCCAAGCAGGCGCAGAAAGTTGACGTTTCGCGCGACGCGGCCGGCACGGACAAAGAAGCTCCGCGGGTCCTTTGGCGCCCCATACGTACCGATCAACCTGTCTCGCATTGCCTCAATGTCGCGGAGGTCAGCTTCACGTTGCTTCTCCAGCTTCGCACGTTCCTTCGGCGTCTTGGCATCTTTGATCAGTTGAGTGTATTCCTCCGATACCTGTCGGATTTGCTCCCCCATATCCTTGCTGCCGAATTGCGCAGTTAGTTCGATCTCCGGCCCTACCTGGCGCAGATAGCTTTCCATGACATGGTTGATGTCAGACTCCAAAAAGTCCTCAATCCGTTCGTCTGGGATAAGCAGGCTTCGGCTCTTAGTGAAGCCAGCGCGGCCGATTATTTTTTCAGGCAGCAGCTGAGCGGGAACCAGGCCAGAAGGAGCGCCAATAATCTTGTTGACGATTTCATCTGCGGCATCCTCTGCTTCCTCTCGTGTAAGTGGTTCCATCGCCTTCAGCGCGCGTTCACGGCTTGCATTCAGTCTGGTCGTGGAGTTGGCCTTCTTCTGCAGCTTGCGCAGCTCTGAGCGGTGCTTGCGTGGGTTATCAAGCAACTCAAGATGGCGCTGCAGGGTTGGAAGTTCCTCCTTTGCCCTGGCAACGTCATCCAGCTTGGTGCGCAAGTCAGAAACCTCTTTGTTAAGACGGGTGATCAGCTTCTGATTTTTGGCTGTGGCAAGTTGCGCCTGTTGCTTCTCCAGCCTGGCTGTTAAGTCCTGCTCCTGGCCGATCAGTTTCGTCCTGTTGCCAACCTCGTCCATAAGTTCAGTTTTACGGCCAGACCATGACTCTGCTGCGGCAATTTCGTCAGCTAATGTTTTTGCTCGTGGCTCTGCTTCTGCTGCTGCAGCCAGGCCAGAATCTATCTTCTCAATACGCGCGCCGGCCGCATCCGCACCTTTTGCACTGATGCCCTGAATCCAGTTGGCAATGCGGCCTCGGAACTCAGTACGATCAGAGAGAATTTTGTCGAACTTATAAATGCGAGGCAGGTAGCTTTGCGCTGTTGATACGTCGACATCCTTAGGCAGAATACCAAGTTCCTGCATGCGAACCTTTGTTGCTTCGAACATTGGCCGAATCTGAGCAGCAGCCTGTGCCACTTCAGGAATGTCACTCTGATCGCCGCGGCGCATAGCCATGCCAACGGCCTCGTTGAAATCAACAAAGTTCATTCGCTTACCGCCGGCCGCGCGGATGTTTTTGCTGTAAGCCTGATAAGCGTCCTTCGTTGACTCCATCTGCTTGTACAGCATGGCATCATATTGCTTGATCTTGGTTTCAGCCGCGGTGAACGTTGCCAACCCTTCATCGTTCTTCGCAAAGAAATAGTTGTTCTCTGCCAGTTGTTGATTGATTGCCCGCGACGCTCGGGATGGCGATTGAGCCAGGCGGCCGCCAGGATTAACGCTCAACGTTTTGTTGATTAACCCAACTCCGGCCAGTTGTTCCTGATCCAGCGTTGTGTTGAAGACCTGCGCAGCGCCGATGCTCTGCGGCGAATCATTGCCTCGTAGGTTACTGGCGACCGCTTGAGATACTGCGGTACGCTGACCGGCACCGGCAAGCAACTGCGCCCCAGCCCCGAGGATGCCGCCAACCATAGCGTCAACAGCAACGTTAGCCGCGCTCTCATCCAATGTCCGAGTTTCCTGGGTGGCGCTAAGCGCAGCCTCGGAGGCGATACCGCCGACGGCATTGGCAAGGGCAAACCTACCTACAGTAGCCGCAACCTCACCGCCGCGCACCACCGCACCAGCAGGGACAAACATCGACGCCAGGTTGATAGGATCGATAAGCCCCATCGCCAAGCTTGATATTGTCCCGGCACCGCCTGTTTCTGAAAGGTATTGCCTGTCCTGAATCTGCTGATCGATACGCTGCTTTATAGCGCGCGTCTCGTCAGGAGATCCGGCATCAATGAATGAGTCTGCGTAATCCTCATATCCTTTAATATCGGCCGCATCATTGTCGAAAGGGTTATACCCATCAACCTTGTCAAACTGGCTGAATGGCGCAGTGGCTATGAAACTTCCCAGGGAGTTATCAATTCGGAAAGCCGCGTCACGACCGCGCTGAACCTGCTGATTATCGGTGAATGGATTCAACGCAGAAAGCAATGACGGCGTTTCCATATATGCAGAACTATCATCCGGCTGAGGAATGCTCTGTACATCAGCAGACAGCAGATCATCAGGCTTCATCTCATACGTTGGCATTACTGACCTCCTGCGGTGATGTTGCTCGGCAGTTGGTTGGCAATGCCGGCGCCAAATGGTTTAGTAAAATCAGGCGGTGTATATCCTTGCTGGTTTGTGAATGCCGGCTGTTTTTCTTCCTGCCGAGCAGCGCGCGCCGCATCAACCCTCTGTTGCTGGATATCCATAGTTTGCTTGTACATCGGAGAGGTTTTCTGCTCAGGCCTAAATCGCAACGGCATACCATTTTCGCCGTAATACGGGCGAACATCGTCATAGCCTTCTGCGTTCTTCTGGCGCACCATAACGCTGTAACTCTGATCGCGTGGCGTAACAGCATCGGGAACCAAAACCAAATCGGTATCATCTCGCGCGCCGCCAAACGCGGAGCTTTTTAAAGCTTTTTTCTCTTCCTCCCACTGGCCTTTGATCCAGTTACCTGAACCGTTAGTCACGCCATAAACGGCTTCAGGGGCATACTTCATCACCTCTTCTTTGCCGTTGATGGTCGATACCGCCCACACCTTTTTAATCATGGCGTTAGTCATTGCCTTGGCCTGATCAGCATCGCCGCCGGTCTGTGCAAAGTTCGCATCGTAAATGGTCTGGTAGTCGCGTTGGTACAACTGATTAGCCTGCCCTGCGGCGCTGATGCTTGGCGCCCCGAAGCTGGTCCACGATGGAGAAAGGCTATTGATATTATCCTGCGCTGCGGTGGCTCTAGCCTTGATGTAGTCTTTATCCCTGACCTGTTGGCTAATCATCTGCTTCAAGCGATCGTCCTGCTGATAGACCTGGTTGTAGGCCATATCGACCGCTTTCTCTGCAGGCACGCCGGCGCGGTCATAGGCATAAACTTTCGAGTAGAAAGCCATTGCTCCTTTATCAACGCCTGTGGCCGCCGCCGGATTGTTGTCAAAAATCTGCCCGTACATCTTGGCCATAGGAACAACGACAGCAGGATCGCGCGATGTTGCCCCAGCGGTGAGCATCGTCTTGATCTGCGTCGGCAGCATGCCGGATTTAGTCGTTATCTCTGCAACCTGCTTCAAGCTGTCTGTGTTGTTTATATTGAAACCGGGGGCAACCTTCTGATCGAAGTAGTGATCAGCTGCTGCCTGATTGTTTTTGTCATTCGGGTCCAGGGGGAAATTATTTTGCAAGGAGGAAGAGAATCGCGCGCTCCCCTGGTTCTTCTCCCATTCGGCATCGAGCTGCTTAAATTTCGCCTGCATTTTGTCCCAGCGCTGCTGGTTGGCTGCAAAATTCGATGCATTCGGATCCGTTGGCCGCAAGCGTTCAAGTAGGTCCTGCCGCGCTGCCGGCGACATACTTTTGGCTGCTCCAATAACTCCACCATAACTTTGCTGATCCTGAAGGTCTTGCCATTGCCGCATGCCTTTTGCTGGGCCATAGGCATTTATCAGATCTGCTTGCGTGGGCAGCTGTGCCGGCTGTAGTCCTTCATCAAGAGCTGAATAAGCATCTTTCAGAGATGTGCCAAGCTGCTGTGCGTATAATGCGCGCTGCTCATTTTGAATAGATTGAAGCTGGCTTATGTAAGCCGCCTGCGCTGCTGGGCTTGCCGAATCAAAGGCAATATCACCAGTTCTTCGTTTTGTTCCAGGCAGTGCAGAAAGGCCAAGAGCGGCGCTGACGCCGGCGCCGATCTGCTCATCGGTGTATGGCTGGCTGCCATTCTCATGCCTCACGATACCGGCGCACAACGCTGCCAGGGTTCGTGGGTTGCTCATATCAACCTGATCATTGGCGCCAACACCCAACGCGCCGCACAGCGCCTTGATGTAGGCATCAGTGTTGTTTCCATCAGATGCAGGCGCCCAACGGTTAACGATCTCTGCTACGGTATCGAACCCTTTAGCTTGATACGCGAGCAGGTTCTTACCCAGCGCTCTAATCCCATGCTCCGGCGTCTCAAACTTGGCAAAGCGTCCATCGCTGCCTGACTGACCTTCCCATGGGTTTTTATCACTGGCCTCAATGTTGCCAGGGTTGTTATTTCTCAGACCTCGCGCAGCAGATGAATTTCCATGCGCAGTGAATCGAGATACCCCGCCAACGTCTGACGGTTCACCATTACGAGATAAGTACTGCTGATATTTACCAGTGGCAACCCTTGCCCTAAGAACTCCAGTCGCAGCATTCTCCCTGAAGCTATTCCAATTTGATTCAATCTCTTCATCACTCTGGCCATGGGCTTTGCCATAGGTGACGATCTGGTTTCCGCCAAGTGATAAGGTATTTCCGATAGCATCGTTATCGTCGAAGCTGTTTTCAGCCTGCTGCTGCAGGTTCGCCAATAGCCCTTGCTGTTGGCCTGCCTCAAACTGCTGACGCTGGCCGATCTCGTACTGGCGCGCACGATTGGCAATAGGCTGTCCGGCGGCGGAAAATTGATTACGGAAACGCTCTTTCACAGGACCATCAGGAATGGAGTCAAAAGCCGTGCTGGCCATTTGGCTTAACTGGCTTGCTACCTGTTCGCTCTGCCCAATGGCGTTGGCGCCCTGCTTGGTCAGCAACCCGGTTCGAGGGTTATTCATCAGGTCATCAGCTTGCTGGTTGAACTGCATCAGGGCGTTTTGAGCGAACGCCAGATCTTCGCGTTCACGCTGCTGCTGATAAATGCCCAACGCATTAGAACCAACGTCTGCCAGCGCAGTGAAAGCGTTGTCTTTGGGGATACGCAAATCCTGCGTATTAACCGGCGCCGCTTGTGATTGCGATTGGCGCTGATATACCGGTACTGTAGGCATCGTTCCCCCTTAAAAGGTGAATGCGTTAGAGCCGTAGCGACTGCTGCGGGCATTACTAAACATGTTGCTGCTGGAACCACTACCGGCTTTGGTAGCTGGCTTGTCCAGCGCGCCAGAAGATTTATAAGCGCCATATGCGGTAAGTGAGGAATTCAGGATTGTCGTTGCCGCTCCAAGGTTGGCTGCGTTGCGATCGATCTGCCCCTGGGCGCGACTAACACCAGCCTGGAAGTTAAGGCCAGCCGCCTGGCGCTCTGCGTTATTGACGGTGGTCAGAGCATCAAGCTGGCCGCCGGCCGCTGTATCGCCGAAGATATTCAGCGCGCTGCCGCTGGTCATGTCGGTTCCGCCGGCGCCGAAGGCTGCAGCCTGCTGCCCCTGTAGCTGGCGTGTCTGCTGGCGCTGCTGATAAGCCGCATCATTGCCCGCATTAATCGTGTCGCGCGCGGCGATCTCTTGTGCATCTGCGTTGGCGTTGGCTATCCTTGCCTGTTGCTGCCCTGCTTGGTATTGGCCATAAGCGCTAACTGCACCGAGAGCCAGCGCAGAGCCTGCAAGGATTGTTGTTGGCTCACACATGATCACCTCGTTTCATTTCAAATCTGTGGAAAGGAAGCCCGGCACGGCCAATGGGCTGAGCATCGTGGATGGTGAACCCCAGCCAGTGCAGCCAGCATTTAGCCGCGGTGTTGCGCGCGTCGACGTAGTTTTCCAGTTCCGGATAATGCTGCAGGAAAAGACGCAGAACTGGCCGGCACCGGCGTAGGAAAGTGGCCTGATATCTTTCAAGCAGGTCAGAACCCACCAGCCACGGAACCCCAGATCCGGTTATCATTGACCGCGGCGCCACGCCGAAGATGGTCACCACCTCGCCATTGATCAGCCCAGCGAAAGAAAATGCAGAAGTGCGCAACGCCAGCTCAAGAACCTGCGCCGGCGTCTTGCCGCTAATCGCCTCGAACTCATCGGCGTCAGCCTGGCGAACGCGCGGCAGGAGCGCCGCAACGTGTTCCTGGGTAGCTTCGACAACTTCAACCTTGCGCACTAAATGCCTCCTACGGTTACGCGCGGGATAACTGCTAGAATGGTCATCGGAAGCGGGTCGTTCTGTTCCACAATCAGCCGGCCGTTCTTGCTCCAGTTGGCATCCAATTGTAATTCAATGGTTCCCGTCTTCGGTTCGACCGGGTCATCATAAAATTCATCGTTGCGTTGCGCGTATTCGTACATCTCGCCACCGGGCGTACCAGCAAACACACCGCGCGACTCATTCACCAGCAACGATACGGCTGTGAAGAGTTTCTTCTTATCCAGCAGCGTTTCGTTGCCGTTCAGGTTAACGTCCAGCGTTTCAATGACCGCGGCGATCGGCAGTCCTGCATGCACTACAGAGCCAGCCTTCTCCAGCGTAATAGCGCCAGCATTGACAACCTTCTGTGGCTCAACGTTGGCATCTGATAAGATGCTTACGGTCTGCCCCTCAAGGTGATCGAGTCCACGGAATGTGTTGCGCGCCATGCTCCAGTCGCTAACTGGCGTACCGCGAAACTGCGGCGGAACATTTCGGTTGCTTGTAACGGCTGCCTGGTTGCCACTTGCGATCGAACGGATCAACAACTTCAGCACCTTGCTCACATCATCCTCGACATACGGCATGTGGATTTCACTGCCAATATCACCTGTCGTGAAGTAACTGTCGCCGGCCACCGTCAGTGTCATCTCTTCGTCGTATGGCCAGTCACCAGAGCCACCGGTCAGAGTCATGGTTTTGCTGGCGTCACGGTTCCTGCCGTCATACGTCAGGCCGCAGTCAACGAAAAAGGCATCGTCCATAACATCGTATAGGCGGCTCTGCATACGCTCGATATAGCGTCGCTGCTGGCCATTGATGGTGCGGTCAACCACGCAATAGAGCGCGTCTTCGTTTCCTTCGGCGATGCTGCACACTGATTCATAGCGGCCAGCGCCCGGGTGTAAATGCCACGCTGCCACCTGCTGATCGCGGAGATAGGTTAATCCCAACAGCGCGCCGTCATTGCGCGTACACCAAACGATCGACATAGGCGTGATGGAGAACGCCCAATCGGTAATCTGGTATCCGGTAAAGAAGTGGTTAGCGAGGATTGTCAGGTCAGAACCCTGGAAGCCGTCGACGTCGAATGAATAGGCAAGATCGCGCACCGCGCCGCCCTTCTGCTGGATGAACAGTGCCACGTTGCTGATGGCTATCGGCTGCACATGGCTGGCGCCATTCTGTCCCTGGCTTGAAAATTGAAAGGCCGACGGGGTCAGCGTACCTTGCTGGTTCCCGTTCACCTTGTATTCGCCACCGCTGGTTAGCGCTACGAGCGAGCCTACGTCGATCAGATGACGGATTTGGTTGAGCTGGCGCCCGGCGTAGGTATAAGTGATCGCATCATCATCAACGGTCGGGTTTGATGTGCCGAAGTCCTTATAGTCACCGCTGCGGCTGGTCCACACGGTTTGTGGCTGACTGCGTGATCCAGCAAACATCAAGCGCTGCTGAAAGTACACGACGGTGCCAGGGTAGCCAGCGTCACCATTCCAGGCATAATGCGCCCATTTGTATGTTGCTGACTCGGCGCCCACCACTTGGCCGGGTAGTTCAATCTCGCCATCCTTACGGATCACCACTTCGGCGGTGGCGGTCATCCCGTCTCCGCTTACAGCAGTAATGCGGCAAATGCCTCGGCCGGAATGCAAATAACGCCATTTGACGCCATAGGCATCAGAACCGGCTACAGCCCAGCCGTCCCAGCTATCACCAGTTGTATGCGTTGGCGCCACCGGGCCAGTATGCCCCCGCTCGCCGGCATCAACGCAACGATAATAGTTCTCCTGGTATCGGCAGATATTCCCAACGCTAACCTGCTCACCGGTAACCCAACGCCCGACCGTGTCGACGTTCTTCTGCTCCATGTAGAATAGCTTGCCAACATGCCAGCTTTTGAAGATCGATGCACTGGCTGTAAGATCTACCGTTCCGCTTGTCGCGCTGGCGTAGACAGTGATCGACTCGTCAATGTTCACGTTAGCAAATGGACCGCTGACTGTGGCCACCTCTGCAGTGCGCCAGTCATCGTGCGCATACCGCTGGATTTCCATCGGTGGGTAGTTCGGATGGCAAACTGTCATCACGTCTGCGCTCTGCGTGTATTTCAGCAGGTCGATATCTGCAGCGGCCCACGGCGTTGTTACGTCGACAGGCTGGCCGGCACTGGCGCCGGATGAGTAGACAACTTGCGCGCCATCCATAAACACGCGGAAGTAATGATCGCCGACCTCGAGCACATAGGTCTGCTCCGTGTTGAACTGGAACGGGATCAGACGACACTTGCGATCGGGAAACTTTGCCGGCGCCACATACCGCGTTCCCGGCCGGTTCTCAACACCGCCATATTGGCGCACGATGAAGTTACGGCAGCGGCGCAGTGACGTCTGGTATTTCTCCAGGTCAACGCGGCCGTAAAGGCTTGGCGATACCTCGCCACCGGCAAAGGACGGTTGAATGAGGCTGGTTGTCATTATGATGCCCTCGCGTCGGAAACCTCAGACCACGGCGCCGGAGGCTCCTGGGTTTCATTCATGCTCAGCGTTGACGCAGATGAAATGGTGAGTTGGTATTTCTGCTCGGCGCGATTACCGAGACTGGCATCGCCAGTGATCTGCATGTTGATTTCGGCGGCCAGGCGCCAGCTAAGTGCGTCGCGGAATTCTGCATCAAACATGTTTGGGTCGGTGACTCGCGTCACGTAGCGCAGCCATGCTTTCGGCAGGTCAGTCAATATCAAACGGCCAGTGCCATCCTCATCAGAACCGACCTCATACGGCACGCGCCGTTCTGGCGTAATAAAGCGCTCACCGTCTGGAGAGACGATCGCAACAATGCGCAGGCAGTCCACCGGGTAACGGTAACTGTATTGCCAATCAGGTTGTTCGATATCCAGGTCGGCGAGCGCCACGCGCTTTGTTGCGAACCTCCAAGGGAAATCAGCCAGCACTGCGTCGCGGCAGTCTTCATAAAACAGCGAGCACACCGACGCTTCTTTGCTTTTTTCCGTCAGGCTGGCAATCACTCGGCTGTTGCCAAGCCGACCAAGCGCCACGTTGCAGATCTGGATAACGGATGCCATCACTCGCCCCCTGCGTCGCCATAAAGTGTGTCAGCAGCAGAACGCTGCGGCGCGGCCGCCGGCTCTACGCCAATATCAGTGAATTGCAGATCAACGCTGCTTTCCGCTTTATCACCTTCGGTGCGGGTGGAGACAGACAGCACTTTAGCCAGACCGCTAATTGTCAGTGATTCGCCAACCTTTGGCAGTGGGATCCCCAGCTTTTCCAATGTGTCATTGTTCAGCGTGAAGCGAAGCCCCCACGGATATTCGTCGCGAGTCTCTGGCTTTCCGCCTTCGCTTTCGTAGGTGTCTGTGCCGATCTTGAGGTTTACGGTTTTCATGCGAGGACTCCAGGAAAGAAAGGGGCCGAAGCCCCTTTGTTAGTTGATGCCTAACTCTTTGCGCTTGGCTTCAATTTCTTCTGACAATTTGGCAATACCCGCTTTGTGATGCGGCTTGGTGCCAAAGATTTCTTCATACTGCTGCTGCAGCGCGGCCAGCTTCGCGCTATCGTCGCTGTCGCCGCCGTCCTCTTCCAGCAGGTTGCCATCACCATCGATCAGCTGCAGGTTGTCGCCAGCCTTGCCGCCGTATTCGATGGTGTCGCCCTCTTCCAGCAGATGCCCGTTAATGAATGACTTCCGTGTGGCGCGGTACATTTTCAGTTGTGACATGTCACGCCCCGTTAAACAGTGATGTTGAAGGCGCTTGCATAGCTGCGTTGTGCATCAGCATCCAGCAGCAGGCCAGCAGTGAAAGTACCGGCGGTCAACGGGCCAGTGGCCACGGTGTAGTTGACGCGCAAATAGCGCTGTACACCGTGTGGAACAGTGGCCACATAGCGATAACCAACCTTCAGATCAGCAACTGCGATTGCACCGGTCTGCAGCAACGTGGTTGCACTGGCGAAATCGCTGGTCTTGGAGGTTTGCAGACTGATCGTTACGGTTGCGGAACCGCCAGCCGCGGCAGTTGAAGCCACCTGGGCGATAAACTCAACCTGGTAGCCAGGGCCGATATCGCGCACATCATTGCCGGCATACAGCGGGCCGAGGTCGATTACGTCAGTAGAAGGCGCGGTTGCCGTAACAGCCTGCGCCTGCGAGAACATATTCAGATAGTCGAGGATCATTTTGTCTCTCCATCAGTAAGAAAGGAGAGCCGCACCCGGCGGCTCAGCCGGGATTATTGAACCTGAGATTCGGTGCTCAGCAGAGCATCGCAGGTACGCACTGGCACGCCGCGGAACGAAGTCCACCACACGCCTTCGGTTTCTTTAACGCTGATCGCCAGAGAAGCTTTTTCAGTTGCCTGAATGTCCAGGTATTCAGCCGCATCGCGGTTCATATAGAACACAGCCTTACCCATCTGCAGGTTAGGGATGCGATGCAAAGCCTGAACCATCAGCTTGGCCAGGTTCGGACCGTCGTCGGCACCTAGCTTGGTGGTGTCGATGTTGGCAATGCGCACCACATAACGCCAATCGCGAACAGTCAGGCCATTGTCCCACTTGTAGTGAGTGCGATAGCCTTCGTATTTCCCTTTGTTTTCGTCTTCAAGGGTAACCTGGCCTTTATCAACGTGGCTCAATCCTGCCGCCTTTCCTTTAGGGAAAATGCCATGGACTGTGTTTGTTCCCCAGACAACCAACCAGATAGACGTCAGGTTAGAACCGGTGCCGCCAGCATCGACGATGTTCTGTGCATTTTTTGCAGACTTGTCGTTATACCGAGCAGCCAGACCAGTGAAGCGTTGCGGATTGATGCGCGTATCACCATAGATCACCGTTTCAGCCATCTGTTGATTCATCGCCTCAATGAACGCGCGATCTTCTGACAGTCGAAACTCATTGGTGTTGCCGTTCAAATCCGCCAGGTCCTTATCGATCTCAGCATAAGCTTCCAGCATGCCGGTGCTGTCAGTTACCTGGGCGGTGGTAGACTTGCTTGGTTGAACACCATAGTTAAGCAGGCGCCAGGTTGCTGAAGGTAAGCCAGTGCGAACAGTGGTTCGGTGGCCGGTTGGCAGGTTGCCTTCAACAAACACCATATCCGAGAGGAAAGGGTTAGTCTGTGAAAGCAACTCAACGATTACAGGAATTCGCCCATCTGGATCCATGCGCTTTGCGTGGTCTGCCAGCGTCAGCGCGTTGGTGCTTTTAATAGCCATTCGGTGTTACTCCTTCTTGCCGTAGAGAATGTCGGCCGCGCTACGCTGACCGCCTTGATTTGGCACGACGAAGGTATCTTCAGCCATCGCCTTGCCGACTTTTGCACAGAAGCGAACCAGTGCCGGGTGATTACCCAGGCCGCTCGCATTCAGGTATTCGCGCAACTCTGGGTTGCCGAACTGATCCAGAGCGCGCTGTGCAGCGCCTACACTGGCGTTGAACTTGTCGCCGCCGATTTCTTTGTCGGCCTTGACCTGCTCACCCCAATCAGCAACTTGCTTGCTCCAGGCTTCTGCCTGCTGCTGCTGGATCTGCGGGTAGATGTCGACCAGCTTTTGCGCCTGCTCTTGGCTCAATCCCAGTTCTTTGGCGATCGGCTCAAACACAGCCAGAGCATTGGCATCCAGTTCCTGGCCTTCCGGCGGAGTGAACTCGTATTTCTCCGGCACCGCGGGTTTCTTTTCCTTCTCCGCTTTTTCCGCAGCTTCCTTATCGGCTTTCTCTTTCGCTTCTTTTTCTGCCGCGAGTTCTTCGTCCGTCTTGCTGCCTTCCTGTTTTCCTTCGCCTTCCGGGTTATCACCTTCCCCCGGATTCGGATTAGCTGCATTGGCAGCTGCTGCCGGGTTATCGCCGGTTGCTGCAGAAGCTGCGCCACCATCGCCGCCTTCTGGCGGAGCCTCAGAGCACAGGCGGCGATACATCAAACGTTCGAACAAGTTCATGTGTTTCCTCTCAGCTTGTTGCGATAATGCCGGCAGCGCGGAGGCTCGCCAGCAGTGCGTTGTATTCGGCTTGCGTTGGTGGTGCTGCTGCGTCGGCCACCGCTACGCCCTGCTTGACGCCGCCGACTACCGAAGCAGTTGCCGCCGGCGGTGCAAATGTGGTTGGTTTACCGGTGATATCACCCCATGCAACGGAGGAACCGCCGCCGCTCAGAACCTTAACGACTTGCACGCCGCCGTCATTCCGGATCACTTTCTGGCGTTGTGTTGCCATGATTAGCCTCTCTGTCTTTCTCGGCCTCGGCGGCCATCTTTAGGTACAGTTCAGGGCAGAACTTCAACACATCGTTGAATAGCGCCAGCCCTGAATTGCGGTTACCTTCATTGAAAATTGTGCTGTTCACCTCGCCGGTGAATGAGATGCGAAATACACCAGCCTGATCGAGAAGCCCCCACACAAAACGGCGGCCACTCTCTGTTGCCATCACCTTCTTCACGTCGTCAGCGTGTCGCTGTTGGAGTTGCTCGCGAGTCATCATTGCTGCGCCCCCTGGCCTTGCTGCATAGCTTGCTGAATGCTGGTCAGTAAGTTAGGGTCAGCAGTTCCTGATTGGCTGAGAGTCTTCGCTATATCCGCGGCACCGGCGCCCATCTGCAGGCTCTGCGCTGCCTGTTGCTGCTGCGCGCGCTGTTCGCGCTCTGCCTGCACTTGCTCGTCGGACTTGGTTATCGTCGTAGGAACGCCGAGCATGTCGCCGTATTCGTCGATCGCCTGGTCAACGTCAAGCTTGTCCGCGGCCTGCTGGAACCCTGCTGCAGCCATATTCCCGATGAATCCGACAAAGCGCTCAATAGAGCCGATGCCAACAGACTTCTGCGCCTGCGCCATCACGCTGGTGTATTCCACGCGCAGCGGCTGCCCCTGCAATTCATCCGGAGGCGGTGGCAACATGCCGCGGCGCATCATGATGTTGAAAATCCGGTCGATAGCCGGGTCCAGTAGTTCATCGTTCAGGCGGTCGAGCACCGGGCCGATCTGCAGCATCTTTTCGTCGCGCATCTCGTTGACCGCTTCGATCGGCATGCTGCGGGTGTTGACGTTGCTGAACATGTTGAACAGCGGAACGAAGTAACACTCATTAACGAGCTGGCGCCCGTCCTGAATACTGCCGAGCAGCTCCTGAATGCGGGGGTTGATCTCGTAAACCGGCTTGAATCCAGCTGTGTCGCCGGCGCCGTTGTAGTAGGAAACATCCCCAGGAAGAAGCGACAGGCGTTCATTCTTCATCGAACTTGGCGCCATCATTGGCGGGTTAACCAACTTGTCGATCGCCTGGTCTTTGCGTTTCTGCTGAAGCTGTAGTGCCTTGACGCCACCCAGCGCCAGAATGCCAGGGCAGGATGAGCCGTAAGCATCCTCGCCGTTGATGTCCCAGCGCGGCACCAGTATCGGCATTTCATCGAAACCAGACTCGCTCAGCAATTTGTCGCCTGATCCGCCTGGTTCGTAATAAATCGAGCTGAAACGCTTGTTCTTCGCGTTCAGTTTTCCAGTGTCCCGGTTGGTGTTCGGCAATACGGCATGCACGACTTCGAACCACGTTTCAAATGAACCGGTATCCCAGGCGGATGCCACAGCGTCGCTCACGTTCTCCTTTCCAAACTTTGTAACCAGCTGGCGGCAGGTCATGGAGAATTTGCGGAAGACGGTGTCGACCTGCAGGCGATCGCTGTTCGAGATGTAGTAGCTGCCGATTGGCAGCACGTGCGTGCGGATCACATCCTCTTCATCTTCCAGGATGGAAATCGCACCAGTGGCAAACGTGCCAAGGTAGCGATAGAGAACGGTCAGGGACTGATACCAGTTGGATTTGTTCATCACGTCGTTCATCAATTCGACGACCTGAGATAGCCACATCTTGACCGGCCAGCTATCCATCAACTGCTTATCTGGCGTACTCAAAGAAAACCATGGGCGCGTCGGACTGGTGATGCCGGACAACATGCCAGATTCAAGAGTGCGCGAAGCAAGCCCGCCGGTCGGGTCAACAACCTTGGTGTTGCGCTTGTTGCGGCCAGCGTCGGTTGTGAGGAATCGCCCGCAGTTTGGCAGGATGAAATCGCTCAGCTCTTTCCAATGCGAGTCATACGACGTCCGCGCGGTTACGAGCTGAGACAGCTGCTTTTCCAGAAACTGCTTGCGGGATTCCTGCTCAGCCATGATCAGCCACCCAACAGAGTTTTGCCGGTGGTGCTGGCTTGGCCAGTGGCGCCCTGCGCACCGGTAAGGATTGTCGACTGCTGGCCAGCGGCTGCACGGCGTCGAGCCTTATCCTTATCGGCGGCATCAATCACTGCAGCATCCTGCGCTTGCGGCGCTGCCTGTGGCTGCGGTGGCGTTGAAACCTTCGGCGTACTCATGCACATGCGCGTAACCCTCCCAAATAATTACCAATTAAACCACATGAGAATTATTTTGACTAATTTGTTGACGTTATAATCAAAACAAATTACCTTTATGGTAATCATTGAGGGCGTAAGCCGAGCCAGCTTCTATCACTCTACACAGTATAAAACTGGTATCGGTGCTCTCGATGAGCTATCGCGAAGCATCATCCGAACTTAATCAGGTGCAAACACTTGTAGGGGGTGTCGGAACTTGATGGATGGTGTTTTACGATAGCCGCGACCGTTATCACCCTGGAATGCTGTGTGTAGGATTTAGCCCGCAACCGCGGGCTTTTTTATGCGTATGGGTCGTAATCTGTCACCGCTCCGCCGCGCCTCTCTCCCGGTATCGCATGCTGGCGCTTAGTCACCGGATAGGCGAACGTCAGCACGAAGGAATCACCGCAACCAGGAGAGCGACCAATCCGCTCCTTAACCTTTTCTTTTGGCTCCAATACTATCTTTCCATCCAGCCGCACCGTGTACTCTACAGCGGACAAATCCTCAGCGGTTTCACGCTCATCTAACGCCCCCCCAAGCTTTAGCCATGTCTTTGCACTGTTGTGCATCTCACCGCGCTTGTTCAGCATCTGCGGATCGCTAGATGCCCCACCAAACGCGACCAAGGTCCATGATCTCCCCCATGCCGTACCAATGGAGTGAATGCCGGTGCCGTAGCCAAAGTCGATATTAACAGCATCAGCATTATACTGGTCTTCGAAGTCGGCAATGCGTTTGGCCATGATTAGGTCATCGGTAGTTTTATTGCCACGCCAGAGAAGCTTCGCATGCAGCCCGCGACGCATGTAGATCACCGCGTCGTCGGCGCCGGAGTATGCCGGGTCGACACCGATGATTGTCGGTGCGTGCGCCACATCGCGCTCGGTAACCACCCTCGCCAGCGCTGCATCAGTTAGGCCTGTTGGGATAAACTGCGTCTCCGAGGCATCCGGGAATATCCCGCGCACGCGCACTTTGAAGAAGTCGCTATCCTCGCCGTTGTCCTCTTCCCATTTAGCGATCTGCTCTTTGTTGGTGCCTTCGACGGTGCGGCTATCGATTTGCTTCCCCTTCCAGCGGTGGCGATACTTGCGGAAGCACTCACGGAATCGGCCCATGTTCCGCGTCGGGTTGCCGAATGCCACCCAGATAATCTCTGTTCCCTCATCGGTCAGCGCGCCCTCGGCAACCTCCCACACCAGATCGGCAATGTTGGATGCCTCATCGAAAATCAGGATGATGCGCTTTCCCTTGTTGTGCAGGCCGGCGAATGCCTCCGTGTTGTTCTCTGACCACGGAACTGCGTCCGCGCGCCACGATTTTGCGTGTGCCGGGTCATTGGCATAGATCGCGGTCGCGGTGCAGTTAAACCAGTCGCTGGTGATAGAAAGGCGTTGCCACTTGGCGATCTCCGGCCAGGTCTTGGTGCGTAACTGATTCTCTGTGTTGGCGGTCACCACTACCTTGCAGTCTTCGCAGGTGTCCATGCCCCACTTCACCAGCATAGAGATCCAGGCAGACTTCCCGATGCCGTGGCCTGAAGCGCGGCAGATTAGCAGCGGTTGGTGCCTGGTAGCGGGGTTTTGAAGGTGGGCGCCGATCTCATCGAATGCTTCACCCTGCCATTGACGCGGCCCAGCGGAGTCGTGCAGTTCGGTTCCCTCCTCGCCCCAGGGGAATGCATAGAGCGCATAACCGTGCGGGTCGTGGGTGAAGCTGGCGATATCTTCGATTAGCTGCTGCTCGAGTTGCTCTTCATTGTCGCTCACTTGGCTTTTTTCTCCAGCATGCGGCGGCGAGCCTGAGCCATTCGGTCGGCCAGCGTCACGTTAACATTGACGTCAACCCGCTCTTTGAACGCCTGCACATCGACGTGCTTACCGATCAGCTCTAGGTTCTTCACCTTGTCAGGCCACTTGATGGACTTGAGCACGCCAATCATCTGCTTGTCGTCGCCCTGTCCTTCAAACAGTTCCGCCACTTTCACGCCAGTCAGGAACTGGCGCCACGCCTTCGGCCACTCGCTCAGCGGCTTCAGTGTCAGGTCGTCGTTCATGATGTCGGCCAGGTCTAACTCATCGATTTCCACCAGCCGCTTGAGAACGTAGTCAGCGCCAACCTTGGTGCGCTTGTTCCGGTGCTTCATCAGTTCCGCGATGCGCTCCTGCACCTTCGGACTATCCATATTTCGTGACGCCGACACGGCCGCATTCTTATAGCCAGCGGCGGCGGCTGCCGCCGTCTGGTTGTCAGGGTTCTTGATGTACTCCTGACAGAAACGTTCCATTTGCGCGTTAAGTTTACCGTCTTTAGCCATAACAATTACCTCCTAGGTAACATCATAACACGCAACAAAAAACCGCCAAGCGGCGCGGTTCGTGTGGTGAACTATCGCGTGACAAGTCACGGTGTAATGAGTGACACGTCACAATGTCTTTAACATCAGCTCTCGCCAGATCTGTGTCTGACCGCACGCCGCTTCACCGTTGCGGTAACACCCGCCGGCAGGTCCAGGCATAGATTCGCCGCACTGGCATTTATGGCTGGTCAGTTCAGCAAGCTGGCGCTTAAGTTGATTGATGTCCTGCACCGCCAGCAGTTCGAAATATTCACCAACGCTATACGGTTCTTTCCCGGGACGCCGCGCACTACAGTTGGCCTTGATCTGTTCGAAGATGTAATTGCTAACCTCAAACGTAATCCGGCGCCGGCCGCTTACAGCGGCGTTGCTCGCCGCTTCTCTTTCGCGTTGGCGCTGGGCGCGCTTACGGTCGCGCGCGTCAGCCTTGCGTTGTTCGTCGCTCTTAGCCATTCCCACCCTCCGGCGCTGCTGCCAGCATTGCGGCGCGGCCATCGACCCATGCAGAAAAAGCCATCTGAACGCCAGAGAACTTGTAGGCGCCATCCCCATTCTTCATCAGGCGCTCTGGCTGCTTATATTTTTCAACAAACCACGCCTCAAAATCTGGCGCTGCGTTCACTGCTGGCGCTGGCGGGGCGGTGACATTGCATAGCGCAGCACGTAGGCCGAATTTGATTTCTTCCAGTTCGGATTTGCCAATGTCGCCATCTGTCAGCGCTCGATGAAAATCGAGGGCCATGCTGTCGGTAACTTGCACCGGCTGCGCCTCCCGGTTAGCTAGCATCGACCACAGCAGCACTTCTTCAGCGGTTGCAGATGTGCATCCATTGTTAATCCACTCTTTCACCCAAATCCCGGCGCGTCGCTCGATGAAGAAATTCAGTCCCAGCGATTCAGCGCGCGCTCTCAACTGCTCAGTCGTTAGTGTCATGCATCCCCCGTGCAATTCGGTTACGTGTAGCATCGATGTTAAGTTTCAAAATCCTGATTAACACCCTGTCTCGCCGGTACTGTTTGCGCTTTGGGTTATGCTTGAATCGCTCAGCGCGCGGCAGAGAAGAAGCATTCCAGTAGCGCTTTTGCAGATTGTCCCACTCCAAAAGGTCGCGGCTGATAAGTTCGCTTGCTGTGGTCATGGCTACTCATCCCCCACAAACTTGAATCCTGCCGCGCTGATGGCCCGTTCAACTGCACGGTCGAACTTCGCCACCTGAAACACGCTATCGAACCAAAACTCGTCATCGTTCTTGTTCGGCAACCGCACCGGCGTAGCCAGCAGCTTTTCTGCCGCATCAGCGCGATTAGCTTCGCTGTTGATGATTTCGTTGAGGCGCAATTTGTCCTGCTCCAAGATGGGCAGGCGTTTTTCTGCTTCCTCTGCCCGTGCCAGATGCTTCAGCGCTGCCGACTCCCAAACCTTCACCTGGGCTTCCAGCTCGGCGATTTTCTTCTTGTCCTCATCGCACATGATTGCCGCATATTTCAGCGCGTCCTGCGCTTTCTGGAATTTACCCGCGTAGTCGGTGGCAATGTCTTCCATCTCGGCGATGCGCTCTTCGGCCCGTGTGCAGTTCTGCTGCCACTGCTCCCGACTGGCGCGCTCGTCTTCCCGCTCTGCCAGCAGTTCGAGAACAACATCAGGGTTAGCTGCGGCGATGAATTCAGCATCCTTACCAACGCCGCCGCCAGCCAATTGCCGATGGAACGCATCAGATACCGTTGCTACAGGATGGGATTGATTGCTGACAATCGTATTGCCTGTGCGATTAATACCCCACGGCCCTGGAGTAGCGGCCAGTGCGGCCGCTTTCAGTTCACTGAATTTATCCATTGCTCTGCTCCTTCATGGCTTGCTCCAACTCAGAAACGCGCTGCTCCGCTGCCTCAGCTCGTCGCTTCATTTCAATCAGGTCATATTCGTAATCGACGCAATTCGAGATTAGTGACCGTTCTCTCACGCCCATTTCTTCCAGCAGGGCGGAGACGTACTCTTGCGAGTAGAGGGCGCATTTTTGGTAATTTGGCGCTGGGTTGCAGTTGACTTCATCTGTGACAAATTTCCAGTCACCGACCCACGCTTCGCCATGTGAATCAGTAATTCCGGGCTTCGTGTAACGATAGCGCCACGCCACCGGCTTGCTCAGTTCGCTCTTATTGTCCATGACGGTAATCCTTCATGTAGTCCAGCGCCTTCAGAATGATCCAGCAGTAGAGGCTGAGTAACACGCCAGCGATGAAGTAACCGAAAGGCCCTGCCACAGTGACTTTCATGGCAGAAACCAGAAGCACCGCCGCTACAAAAATTAAGGTGCGAATAACACCGATAAATACGTTCATCACTCGTCTTCCTCATTGGCCATAACCAACTGCGTATCGTCCGGTACTTCAATTGTCAGTTGGACGCTGTAACCTCGTTCATGCATGGAGAATGAGACAGGCCAAGCTGGCACCGGCACGTCTTCGCCAACCTGACAAAGCCCAATAGCCCAGCAACCTTCATCGGTGTAGGTTGCGACTATCAGCACTTCGCCTTCGGCAGATTTCAAGTGATAGATCCCCAGCTCGTTAAAGCAGCCGATCTCTTCACGTATCGCACCTTCAACCTCAAACAGATCATCGCTGGCGCCATAAAATTTCAGTGTCTTGCTCATAATGCTTTCTCCTGGGCCTCGACCCGCTGTGAATCTAAATATGCCGCTATGAAGACTTTTGCCGCTTCCGCATTGATGGCATTGCCGTAGGCGCGCAGTCGTCCCACTCTGGCGGCAGCCCCATTAACCAACGGGAATGAGCCGGGTCTAACTGG